CAGTTCTTGTATGCTAATAAAATTAGCTTTACCCTCATGCTTATAGCGTTGCATAGCTCTTGGTATTTCATAATCTAAGTCTGTAACATACCAAATAACTCCATCCCAATCAAAACAGCGTATATGAGGTTCAAGTGGTTTGTAGCCAAGAGTCATTAGCTCATTCATCAAAGCCACATATGCTCTTCGCATCATCTGAATCATTTTCTGAGTCTGGATATCATTCTTTTCAGCAACAGATTTTTTAAATAGCTGCTCTGCTTTCATAAACTTAACCCTGAGATCAACACCTACTAAACGATCTATTCTGTGCTTATCGCCCCAAGTGGTGTGAAACTCTTTTTTCTCTGCTTGGTATTCTTCCAACATTTTTAAAGTTACAGAAGAATATTGTTTTTTTTCTTTAGTTTTCATAATTTAATTTGTATGTAAATTTTGTCTGTACGTTTGAATGTACGTGTATGTATCCTTTAGGATATACATACACATACATACATTTTTTCAACGATTTTACATACACTTACATACACACATACATATTTTACATACACTTTTTTAAGCACTGAATTTATCACTAAATTTCACCACTTTTTTATAATCTATTGATTGATACTGCTCATCGATTTTGACAACCTGATCAATCTCAACCATCTCACCAATATATTGAGCAATGTTAGAACGCTTCATATCATTGCCAGCTTGAGTCTTGCAAATACCTACCAGCTCACCTATTGCAAAGGTGTAATCTTCTTCATTGCCACCTTCAGCAATTGCTTTGTCCAGAGCAAGCCTTTTAAGTCCTCTGTTAATCTCAGCATGAGTGGTTTTTAGCTTAATCTTCTTCTGCACCACATGATCTGTTACTTCTAAGTAACCAGAGGTCAAATCCTCAAAGCCAAGAAGCTCAACTTCTTTAAATTCAAAGTTAATCTTCTCCATACCCATACCATCTTTATTAAGAGTCTGCTCCATTGTTACAAACATGGTTTTATTAGTATCACCAGTTTTAGTGTCATCATTACGCTCAATCTTGAACTCATAATCCATTGATGCACCTAGCACAGAACTCCCACGCTGCCTGCCATTAGATGAGTGTCCTGTATGGTGGACAATAATCACAGCAGCTTCATATTTGTGGATAAGCTCATCCATTCTACTGATAAACAACGTCATATCCTCAGTGCTATTCTCTGAGCCTGCTCCAAAGTTCCTGTTTAACGTATCAAATATGATGCAACTTAACTCGCCTTCCTGAGCTGCAATCATATCTAGTTCAGCTATTAGCTTTGCATATTCATCTGGATCAAGTATTCGAGTTCCTCTGTTAGATAAGAACAAAGGTGCACCATCTAAGCTTTCCTTTGATTGATTCCACGCTGCAAGTCTACGTTTAACCCCACGCTTACCCTCGCCACATAGATAAACCACTGGAGCACGTTTTGCTTTATGCCCATAGAAGTCAGAGCCATTAGCTATAGCTGCTGCCATAGCAATAGCCACAAAAGACTTTCCAGACTTAGGTGCACCAAATACACCAAGCAAACTAGACCTCTCTGCAACTGTTTTAATAAGCCAATCAGGATTATCTACCTGAGACATCACCAGATCAGCTCTCTCGAAGTATAAAGCTCCTTTAGGTCTGTCTACTGGGGTGTTTTTAATATAGTCCTCAAGAGCATCAGAATCGTTGTAAATAGCCAATTCTTTAGCTTCATGTAAATCACCTTTTTCTGGCAAATCTGCATGAGGTTTTGCAATAGTTACCTCACAGCCATTAGTTCTTAAGTAAGTAGATATTTCCTCTGCAAACATGAGCCCAGCTTCGTCATTATCTGGGTATATGTAAACCTGCCTACCATACATGCTTGACCAGTCTGTTTTATCCCAGCCCTTACAGCCCCCATGATGACAAGCAACCTGCCCAGCATATATCTGCTCGGCTGCTATGGCTGCCTTCTCACCTTCGACAAGTAGCACAGGCTTATCATCGCTTCTATCTGATAGATACAAAGGCATAAGCCCCTCTGGGCGTTTCATATACCAAAGATCACCACGCTTGCTAAAAGGTGCATATTTGATTTTGCTTCTAGGATGACCCTCTGGGAATCTCAGCACTGCAAAGTCATCAGAGTATTTAATCTTGATGCTTGCCTGCAACCAGAGTTCTACAAATTGATCTCTGGTCAAAGATGGCGATGAAGGTGCTTCTTTTTTTGGGGAGATAAAATGAATGTCGTTAGACACTGCTCCCTCATCGCCAAAACCAAATCGTCTAAGTGTTTCGTTAATACTTTGATCAAAGTGTTTGAGTAGCCACATAGTACCACCACCCTGATCCAATTCAAAGGAATAAAATTGACCCTTCTCTTTATTTAAAACCCAAGAGCCATGAGTGCCCCAGCGAACCTCAGCCGATGTTTCAGCCTTTGGTTCGCCAAGTAACTCTAAGCCAATAGGTTTAGCTATTGATGCCCAATCCTCGTTGGTCATTAAAATGGGATGTCATCGTCAGTTACCACTGTTTTCTCAACAGGACTTTCAGCAACTGGTGCTGGTACATCCTCATCACTCGCCCATGCAGGAATAGCAAACTCTGCTGGTCTTGGTTTCCAAGCAACAAACTCAAACTCAGGTACTTCGCTGGAGAAACCAGAATCGAATTTAACACCTCTTGAGCCTAAGTATCTAAAGCAAGGCAACTGACCTTCGTTAGCTGCTTTTTGCATCCAGAACTTCTCACACATGGATTTAAAGCCTTGTAGCTCTCCCCATGCTGCTCGTTCCCATTGCACGACTTGCTTATCGCTTGTGAAAGCCCAAACACTAAAAGCCCTTTTCCAGCCTTCTTTGTTTTCGACTTTACTAAATGGAATATCAGAGAATTCAAACTCATAGCCACCTGAATATCTGCCCAGACCAGTCTGGATAGTATCAGGGTCTAGTAGGATGTATTCCATGTCATAGACATTCTCTCCTATATACCACGCCTTTTCTTTTGCCAAAAACTTAAGATAAGAATTTGACCCATTTCCTTCACCAGAATTTTCTTCAAAAAAATCCATAGCACGCTCCTTTTAAATCAGTGCAAAACTCTGTCTGCACCTTCGTTATATTCTGCTTCAAGACTTTCAATGTTCCTAGTCTTGTAGCTCCAAAAATCACCGACATCGGTGATCCCCAATGCTTCAGCTCCTAACAGATAGTTCTGATACTTGCGAAAGCAAAACTCTTCAAAATCATCATCAAATATTATGTGCATTGTTTAATATTACATCAATGTCATTACACAAGTCATCAACATAGCCAACTATTACAGCTTGATTATGATAATGAAAATTATTGTAAATTAATGCTGCTGGCATTACATACCTCGCTTTGTTGCGATTGTATTTATAAATAAGCACAGGTATAAAATCCTCTTTAGCACTTTCACAAGCTTGAGCCCACCATTTCTCTTGGGCAAAGGTTGATCCCTTTCCTGCATAACACTTGCACTCAATTGCAAAATTACGCCAGTAAATATCAGCCATTCCTTTATTCTGGTATTGATCCAGATTCCTTTTAACAGTCTCATCAAATCCACGTTTCTCACAAAAGTCATTAATCAGCTTGACGATGGTTCGCTCAAAAGCTGCACCTTTGTTTCTGGAATTTACCACTGCTCACCATAATCTTGCTCATACAATCTCACAAGCTGTTCAAAGTCATGGGGTGATTCAGTCCTTTTAATTGATCCATCGTTGTACATGATCTCTCTGGAATCATCGTTAAAGGTTATCTCATAAAAGCCATCACCATATCTGGTCTGCATATAGTGAGACTTAACTCTTTTAGCCCACTCATAGACATCATTCTTCAAAGCTTGTAACCTCACTATGTCTGTGTACTGGCTCATTTCTCCTGACTCCTAGCATCGCAAATACCTAGCTTGATGTAATGAGCTGCTAACTCACCTAGACTTCTTGTGCTCCTAGACATCACCTGATGCTCCTTAAGCAACTGATGTATCTCTGAGTCCACCCAAATAGCTTGGGTAGTTGTACGTTCTGTCAACTTATTTCTTTTGTTTTTTATTCCTGTTTTCATATCTAAACTCTCCATGTTTATTCTATAATATTTTTGGGCAGTGGCAAAACTCTCCTTATAACGCTCCCTTCAAGTCTGCTGCCCCTCGTTTCAAATTATAAGGACTGAAAACATCTTCACCCCTTATCCATGAAATGATTTCTTTAAATCTATCTAAATCCATTCCACCCCTCAGCATATTAATGCGATAGCAAACAAGCTGAACATTGTCCTTGGTATATCCTTTGTTATTGTCTTTGCGATCAATAGACATATTTATATCTCTCATTTCAATAGCATTTTTTTTCCAAAACATAAATTCACCAGTTATGGCACATCTTCCATTTTGATTGTCATAAATTTGCAAAAGATCATTTATTGTCAAATCATAGTCATAACCTTGTTTTTTTCTTACGCTTTTACTTTGAACAATTAAATGTTTCAAATAACTGCTTACAGTTCTTGAGATAGATTCATTTCTTGCTAAATGTTTGCATGATCTGCAAGTGTTAATTCTATCTGTTCCTTGATATTGAATTTTTGATTTAGGCTTCTTTTCAAATCTGTCTAAAGATTTTTCGATGCCACATTTAATACATTGTTTCATGTTCTTTCCTTAATCCTCACCTGCTTACGTCTTACGCTTCTGGCTTCCTTAGCAGGCGTTACCTTCTCAGGTGTAGCTTTGTAATTAATGTAGCCCCAGTCAAGCTGATATGAGCCACAAACAGCTTTTTCGTGATTGGCTATCTTTTCCATTAATGCAGTTTGTATGCAGTCCTTTTCTTCTTCTAGCTCCTTAATCTCTGCATTAATATTCTCATGCCTTGCAATCATTCCAGAAAAAGAATCGTCTATCTCCAGAACATCTTCAGCTACTGGTATATCTTCAAACATCACATACGCATCATCAGAAGTTTCAGGGTTAAAGTAGGTTTCTGTCTTAACCCTTTTCTGCCAGCCATCAGCTAAAAGCCTTAGCTGCTCACTAAAGGCTGGATCACGTTCATAGAAAAAGTATCTGATTTCATTAGCAATATGACTAAAGACCACCAAAACGCCCCAAGAACAACCAGTGATTTCAACTTGGGTTTTTAATTGAATCCAACCACGCCAATCTTCAGGATAGTCTTTTGGATAGTCCTTAGTTAGTTTGCACTCAACGATGCCTTTACCATTGATAGTAAT